CTATTGAAGAAGAAACTGAAAAGTCTTTCTCTCAAAAAAAAACCATCTTCTCTGAAGAAAAACTCGCTGAACTCTGGGAATATAAGCGGAAACGCTATTGGGATCCCTGGGAAAAGAAATGGAAGAAAGCTCTCAAACCTTTTTTTGACGAGCAAGAAAAAGAAGTTTTAAAAAACATTGAAAACAGAAAAGCCGCTATTCGGAAAGAAGATATTTACGAGATCGAGCAGTGGAATAAAAAGTTGAAAAAACTCTCCAAACCCTTGTTGTTAGAAATCGTTCAAGAAGGGGTTGAGAGTGCCATTAATGAATTAGGAATTGAAGTTGCTTGGAATATCGACAACCCCAGGGTTAATGATTGGATTAAAGAAGAGCTTGGAAACAAGATTAAAGGAATTAACGATACCACCCTTGAGAAGCTGAAGGGTACACTGCAAGATGGAATTGACCTTGGAGAAGGGGTTGACGATCTGGCTAAGAGAGTAAGAGAAACCTTTGAAGATGCCAGAGGGTATCGAGCGGAAAATATTGCGAGAACTGAAACCATATCAGCGTTTACTGAAGGTAACCGGCAGTTGTACCAGGAAGCCGGAGTGAAACAATTACAATTTTGGGCCGCTAAGGATGAAAGAACTTGTGAAGAATGTTTTTCAGAACATGGGAGAAAATATGATATTCAAGAATCCCAAGGGGTGATTCCGAAGCACGTAAATTGCCGGTGTGCTTGGGTTGCAGTTATGGAGGAGTGAAAAAATGAGTATTCTTTGGTTCTTTATAGGTTATTTTTTTGGAACCTTGGCAACTATAATTTTCATGGCGTATTGTTTGGCTATTGCCAAAATAAAAGAATTAGAAGATGAAGGTTTACCTTATGATGAAATAAGGAAGGGTCAATAAGGATGAGGATAACATGATAACTTTTGATGAAGTTTTTAGAGATAAAAGTATTGAAAAGCGATATGTTGTATCTATTGAAGAATCAAGCGCATATTTAAGATTGTCTCTCGATTTATTAGATGAGATGGAGAACGTTCAATTTAAAGATTGTGGTTTTATTGAAGATGATACGAAGGTTATAATGGAAAGAGAACAATTTATGAAAATTAAAGAATTATTAATTTGGTTGATTGAAAATCTCAACATAAGAAAGTATCCATCAGTAATGACAACTGCTTATATAGAAAATATTAAAAAAGCAATTCAAGACCTCATTTTTAAAACAAATTCTATTTCTTAACCCTTGAATTAATTCTTTAAATTTATTTGATTCTCCTATCACGAGCCTCAAGCCTCTTGGCCTGGGGCTTTTTATTTCCCCACATCCGCACCAGGAGGCACAGCAATGGAAAGAAAAACTTTCCGGTTAAAGCTCAATGACCTTGACGATCAGGGAGTTTTTACCGGTTACGCTGGAATATTCGCAATTGAAGACTTGCAAAATGACATTATCGAACGAGGGGCATTTAAACGTACCCTTGACCATTCCGGTGGTTCAGTTCCAATCTTGTGGCAACACAAATCAGAAGAGCCGATCGGAGTAGGCCTTGAAGCCAAAGAAGACACCAATGGTTTATACGTTCGAGGCCAACTCAACCTTGACACCCAAAGAGGAAAAGAAGCCTATTCACTTTTAAAGCAGGGAGCCATTAAGGGGTTGAGCATTGGCTATGACGCAGTGAAGAAAGAATATAAGGATGGGAAAAGGTTATTAAAAGAAATCAAGCTCTATGAGTATTCAGTTGTAACCTTTCCGGCTCAACCATTAGCGAATGTTTTAGATGTGAAAGAAGAAGGGTCAAAAGAAGGATCTATAGAAAATCCCGATGTTCAAGGACGGTTAGATGAGCATGGGGATTTAACCAAAAAGAAGTCAACTGATTTTAATGAAAACTTTGATGAAATGCAACGTCAACAGGAATTATACGCCAGGCTTTATAACCTGAATGACGCTTTGAATCAAGCTACTTGGGAAATATTTTATCCAGAAGCGATTGGAAACGCAGACTTATCAATTGATGAAAAGCTCTATAACATCAGGAAAAACCTTGATAACTATGTATCCGCTTATTATCAGTGGGCCAGTGATTTTCTGAATACCAATTTTAAATCCTTAAAGCCTATCGATTTTAAATCGGGGAGAGTGCTCTCCTCGGTCAATTTATCTCAAATTAAAGATGTAATTACTGCTCTTCAGGCTCTCGTTGAGAAAGCTGAACCTCAAGAAGACTCGGTTGATGACCACTCTGACGAGGAAAAGCAACCAGACGACCCAGCCGATACTAAAAGCGACTCGGAAACCTCGCTTGATGATGAACTACAAACACTCCTAAACGAAGTTAAAAGCTACATTACGAGGTGAAAAACATGGCAGACGAAAAGAACGCCCTGATTGAATTAAAGGGGTTATTCGAGGAATTTAAAAAAGTAAACGATCAACGGGAAAATGAGATTAAGAAATGTGGTGACGCTTTATCGGACACTATCGAGAAGCTGGAAAAGATGAACTCACGGATGGACGAGTTAGAAACCAAATTGAATCGCCCGGGGCAAGGAGAGACTAAAGAAGCCGATCCTGAAATTGAAAGAAAACAGGCTTTCGATCAATATTTAAGAAAAGGCATTGTGCCAACCGACAAAAAAGCTCTGGTTGAATCTGATGACACTCTGGGGGGTTATTTAGTACCGAGCGAATATGTCAATCAGATCATCAAAGGGATTGTGGAATTTTCTCCGTTGCGATCCATTGCTTCGGTTCGGCAGACATCTAAAACCGATGTATGGATCCCCAAACGGACCGGTACTTTTGCCGCTACCTGGGTAGCTGAAACCGGAACTCGAAGCGAGACTACCGGCTTAACTTATGGATTAGAAAAAATACCGGTTCATGAGATGTCGGCTGTCGTTGATATTTCAATAGCAGAACTTGAAGACGCTGTCTTTAACATGGAAGCTGAAATTTCCGCTGAATGTGCTGAACAATTCGGAGTGGCTGAAGGAACCGCTTTTATCAAAGGAAATTCAGTCGGACAACCTCAAGGGATACTCACCAACGGTTCTATTTCTCACGTAGCCTCAGGTGATTCTAATTATCTCACCGCTGAAGGGTTGATTTCTCTGTTTTATGCTTTGAAATCAGCTTATGCCAATAACGGTTACTGGGTGTTGAATCGTTCAACTTTAAAGGCAATACGGCAGTTAAAAGATGGTATGGGAAATTATCTCTGGACTCCGAATTTAGGTTTGAATTCTCCTCCGACTATTTTGGAACGTCCCTATATCGAAGCCACCGATATGCCAGATATTGCGGCCGGAGCTTTCCCTGTGGCTTTCGGTGATTTCAAACGAGGCTATCAGATTGTTGATCGGGTTGCGATATCTATCACTCGTGACCCTTATACTCAAGCCGGCTCGGGGAAGATTAGATTCACTGCTCGTAAAAGAGTTGGTGGACAAGTTGTTCTTCCTGAAGCAATTCAATGGCTTGAAATCGCCAGCTCATAGGTGGTGAATGACAATGGCCTATGAAAATGTCAAGAACCATATGGAACAAGGCGGAGCGCAGTGGGACATTGAGGGTGCTCTTGATATTGAATCAGGAGGATACCTTAATGCTAATTCCGGCGGCATGGTGAATTTTAAATCCGGCTCAATTGTCACTTTGGCCGGAACTAATAATGTTTCTGGAACGCTGAAAATCGGAGGAACTACGGTTTCTCCAACTGCCGCCCAACTCAACGCCGCACCAATTCGGATTATCAGTTACGAAGTTGAAGATTTAGACGCCGATGGCGATATTGCCAATCGTCCTATTTTTATTGTTCCCTCGGGATACAAGATTACCTTAAGTGATATTCTTGTACTTTCTCAGGGGACAGTGGCTAACGTGGATAACGATAATACCGCGGTTATTGACGTGAAAAATGGAACGGACAGTATCGCATCCAAAACCTTCAACGCTTCAGTGAGCTTCCCGGCAATCGCCACCGCGACCAACTTAGGTTCTCTATCTACTACCTATAAAGAACTAGATGCTGGGGACGTGGTAAGGCTGTCGGTGACTTGCGGAACATCCGCCAATTTGCCGGCGTTTGTCATTGAAGCCATTGGAACAATAGAGACCGCATAAGAGGTGAACTAAATGAGAGACCTTTACCATAATATAACTGTTGTACAGTTAATGGCCCCTGTAGATATTACTACAAACGATACTTATAGTTCAATTGTCGATCTACAGGATTTTGAACAATGTGATATTATCGTCAATCTTGGAGCGTGTACCGGAGCAACTGGAAACACCTATGTAACCCCAATTT